TTAATACTTTTCTATCCAATACTCTGTAGTGAAGATTCCGAGAATCACTTTTTCAACCTTGAAATATCCTTCTCTTACCCAGTATACTGTCGTTCCCTCGCATTTCTTATAATGCTTGAACAATCGATTCAAATATTTCTCAGCATCATACTTGCGTGTTGATGAACTGAGAACCTCTGGCTCTTCTCCCTGGAACTGTCTCTTGACGTGATACATTTTTCTTGCCATGCTTTTATCTCCTATCTTTAATCGTAAAGCTCTTTTAATCCGTCTCGCTCGTTAAGTTGGGCTGCAAGCTTATCGGCTTCTTTTATTTCTGAAAATCCGAACCACTTGTTTGAGTGCTCAACAACCTTGTCTCTTCCGTTGATTTCGGGTTTTACGAGTGCTACGGTATAACTTCCGTAGAACTCGATAACTCTCCATACTTTCCAGTCGCTCATTTCTCTGTCCTCCCTTGATTACTTAGCATACAATGTTACAACCAATCCTCTTCTGAGTGCGCAGCGGCAAGCGTCCATACCAGCCTTCAATGCTCGCTTGATAAACTTATTGAAGAGTTCTGCTCCGATGAGCTTCAAGATTCCGCTTACTCCTACGAGTGTGTTTATCTTCTTGCCATCCTCTGTGCGTCCGAAGACCTTAATACGGAAGTTTGAGTTGATAAACTTTGTTGTGAACTCTAAAATGTTTGAATTTGACTTTTTCATTTTCTTCTCGCTTAACCGTGTTGCGTAGGGCTTAGTTACTGAATGTTTATTGTGCTTATCTTCTAAACACGCTGCAAAGATATTAATATTTTTCCGTTCTACCAAAACTTTTCCCGAAAGATATTAATATTTTAACTTTTATTGGCTGTTTATGTCGTAAGCACGGCTATTTTCGGTACGTTTTCGGTCGTTCTAGGGTAGTCAGGGTAGTTCTAGGGTAGTTTTCCACGCTCTATATAATAATAACCTGCACGCATTAGCTAGAATAAATATAATCTAACTCTCATATCCCCTACCCCTTTTCTCTCAATGAAAAGTGTTCTTCGTACAAAAATGGGCAGAAAAACGCTCTCCTGCGCTTCCTGCCCTTCTTGAAATTGATATTATGATTGAACCTACTGAACTCTCTTCTTGATGCGCTCCTTTATCCAGTTAACGGCAATGAGTGCCAGGAATAGCAATACGCAATCGCCAATGAATAATCTTATCTTGTGCCATGTGCTCACTGGCTTCTCTACCTCCTTTGTCTTGTATCGGTTTACGTAATACTTGACCTTTACGGTGTCGGTCACGAAAACGTATGTATCGCCCACGATGGTGTCGGTCTTTGTTGTCGTTTTCCATCTGGTGGTCGTAAGATTGTGCCACCGCTCCTTTATTACAGTGTCTCCCTTGATGTACACCAGCACGCTGTCCTGCTTGAATACGCTGTCGTGCTGCCGGGTGTCCTGCCAGTGGATCTGTCGCTGGTTCACGCTGTCACGTCTTGCACTGGTGTGTGTGCTGTCGTGATAAACCGTGTTATTTGCGGCTGTTTTGGCGCAGGAACAGCCAAAAATCAAAAGTGGGGTAATTATAAGCATGGCGAGAAATAACGCCACAGAACGCAAATTTCGCCCTTTTCTTGAATTTTCCATACTTTATAAACTTTAGATTGATATGTTTATTACGCAAGCACCTTGATTTCCAAGGCTTCCTTGGCTCGCTTCAAATACTTCTCGCAGGATGCCAGTCCATTATAGCCTCCGTTTATCTTCCTGCGGATAGCCTTCAAGTTGTCTTGGTCTGCCAACTCATTGCAGCCGAAGGTGTCGAATACCCACATCGAGGATTTTGTCGCTCCCAGAGAACGCTCCAGGAGTTCGGGACTGCCCACAACATCGAAGCCGCAATAATTGGCATATTTCCGGTAGTTGGCTCGCCCGGTAATCTGTATCAATCCCCTGCCCTTGTACTTCACGCCATCGCCCTGCTGGGTGTTGCCTAGGTCTTTCCTGCCCTCGTAGGCTCTGCCGCTTGCCAGTTCCTTGGTGTATCTCAACTCTCCGCTTTCGTGGGCAATCTGTGCGAGATAGTGCGCCATCCTTAGTGGGGTATTGATGTGGAAATGCTCTGCCCATCCGTTGATGATTGGAAGGTAGGTGTCTGCCCTGCTGCCTGCATTCGGCATTACCTTTATAAGTTGCGCTCTAGTTATCCTCATTATCTCCTCCTTTCTTCCGCTCTTCCTTCATTATCTCGACAACCGCCTTCGCAATTTCGTCCTTGTTCTCGAGGATTACCTGCATCGTGCGGTCTTGCTTGCGTATCTCTGCCTTCTCGTATGCCTTCTCCCGGATGCTCTTAAACTCGCACATAAGCAGATACACCGTCCATGCGATAGCGAACATAGGGAAGGGGGAGATAATACATGTAGCCACGTCCATAAGCGAAGCAATACCGAATGTCGGGAAATACTTCTTCGCCTTGTCGCACGTCTTCTTCAATCCGGTTGACGTTCTTGCAACATGCAGTTCCTTCGCCTTCTGAATGCCTGCTATCAGGTCAATTGTCATCGCTATCAGAATTGTAGCGAAACAGATAAAAATTACTAGGGCGCACAAATAAAGGTGGTGCACCTGAAAATCGTGAAATACTTCGCTCATATCAATTTATTTTTTTTGGTTATTCCAATTTCTCCCAGTCGATGGTAACGCCCTTCCCGATGATGTCTGCTGTCCACCTGCAGAATGCCATACCCTCGTATCCGTCCGGATCACTGGCTACGGCAATAGCATACTGTACGCAGTCGCTCTCGGTCTTGATTACCTTCGGGTAGAAGTCCGCATAAGCCATATTAGCCAAATAGAGAATATCCCCGAGGGTCGTGCCCTTTGAGATTATCTCGTTGTTTGTCGCAAGCCGGATTTCGTCTACCGTCCAACGGTGGCTCGTTCCGTCTACGTTCTTCATCTGCTCGCTTGCCTTGATTGCTAGCTGCTTCGTGAAGTGGTAGCCGTGCTTGGCAACGTATGCCACGTACCCACTGGCTCCCATGAGTGCCTTTGCTGCCTTCTCGTATGGCAAGCCGTGGATGATGTCGCTCTCTTGGTGCTGGTGTCGCTCTTCCTCGCTGTCGCAAGAATGGCGCATAACGATTATTTTCTTCATTGTGCGCCCTCCTATCCTAGTTTGTCGAGTAACTGTTTAACCATGCCACGAATGCCGCTTATATCGCCCTCAAGTGCCTTGAAACGCTTTTCGGTTTCCTGCTTCTCCTTGATTGCCGGGTTCAAAGCTGCAAGAAGTTCTTCGCCCTTGGCTTTCCGCTCCTTGCTTGGCTCGTATGCCTTGATTATCTCATCGGCTTCATTTACCAATTTCCCGACTTCGGGCAGAAGGTCTGCCTTGTCGGTTGCCAGTACGGTTTCGCCTGCAAAGGTAACTCCGAGGTGTTCGGGGATAGTGTAGATTGTCTGCTTTCCCTCCACCTCGATTGTCACGTCTCTCATGGGCTGTCCGCTGCTGGAAATGGTTGCGATGCCAGTGTTGATGTGCGGCTGGTTGTCTACGACCTTGCCTTCCTTAACTTCCACCGTCTGCTTGTCTAGCAGATAGACCGGGTGATTTCTCTGTATATTCTTAAATTCCATAATGCGCTCTTTTTAGATAATTCGATAAATAGACAAAAAGGGGTCTCACTGATAGAACAGCGAGTTGCCCCTTGATAGATTTTGTTAAGACCTCCTACGCTCCAGTGGTGGTTGTGGTGGTCTTCAACGCTGCAATAAGTTCAGCGTTCTGTCGCTGCTGGCTCAACTCCAGGCGTGCATCGTTGTACCGCTGCTGCAAATCCTGCTGCCAGTGATTGTTCAGTACATCGATAACTCGCTGGGTGTTGTCTTGGTTCGAGCGGATGATGTCGCACTTGTCCTGCTGCATCTGATAGCCTAGTGCAGAGAATCCTCGCTCTATGCTGCGGTTGTTGAAATCGAACCCTCGCTGCATTGAGTTCTCGATGTTTTTCTGCCCCAGCTGGTTGTCGTAGCCCATCTTGATGATGTTCTGCTGGGTCTGGCAGCAGCAGTCCTTCAGTGCCATAATCATCTGCAAGTTACCCTGCGAGATAGCATTGATTACTCGCTCTGCCGAATAACCAACTTGTCCGCTTATCTGCTGGATGCCTGCCTGAATGCCGCAAACAGAAGACTGCAATGCGTTGAAGTCGCAGTTCAAGTTAGCCGCCAAGGTCTTCAAGTCCTGGTTGTTGCCCTGGATTGCTCCCATCAACAAGTCGCTGTTGTGGTTGTCGCTCATCTGAGTGCGAAGGCTGTCAATCTGAGACTGAATTTCGGAACGCTGAACGTTGCCGTTCTGTCCGTTCCAGCCATCACCGTACATGAATCTGAACATTCCCAACATCATCATGTAGGCGAATGGGTTGTTCCAACCTCCACCCATACCACCGTTCATTGCTGCCAGCATAGTCGCTGGATCATTGTCTCTACCTCTAGCGAGCAACGCTGCTGCTAGGTTGTCATTGCCACCGTCCCCAGTGCAATAGACTTTTTCGATTGTGTCTGCCATAAAATTTTGAGTTAATTACGTTACGGAAACCAAATATTGGAATCCGCTGCAAAGTTACTCTGATTTTCGGCTCGCTCCAAAAAGTTAGTGCAGGGGTATTTATCGAATTATTGTCAAAGAACGCTTTTGGTTATTTTCTTTTTGTTTCTTAAATGCAAATCGGCTCAACGTCCTTGTTAAGAAGGGTCGCTTGTGCCGTGGCAAGTCGATAAACTCGAGAAGTGCTGATATAGGTGTACGCCATCTTGCACAGATGTCTCACTGCTGGAACGGTGCGGTTCAGAACGGTCGCAGTGGTCGTAATGCTGAACCCTGCGTGTATCATCTGTTCAACGACCATACATCGTGTCATTACGAGGTTTTCGGCTCTCGACTTGCCGAGAACGTCTTCTCTCGTAATGCTCAACTCTCCGTTCGGCAGTTCGATGGCACAACACTTGATTACGTTGTCTATAACTCGCCATAGTTCTTTCTCCTTGTCATTCATAATAAAATGTTTTAATCGTTGCCCAACATAGAATCAATCATTCCATCAATGGCTTCGTCGGTCATGCTCTTCTTTATAGAAGGATCTGCGCCAATTGACTTCATCATCATAGCTACCCAGGGGTTGTCACTCTCCAGCGTGGATTGTATCTGCTCCTTGTATGCTTCGTGAAGCTCGCCCGATTCCTTGAAATCCAAAAGAACCGTGCGCAAGGCTTTCACTGCGTAGTTATCCATCAGCAAGGGATTGTCCCTTGCCGATGATAATTTAGTAAGAAGCACAGCAAGTGCTTCATGTAATTGTTTCTTATTCTTCTTCATATTGTCTTACTTTTAAATTTCTAAAGTCAGCGACTTAGAGTTCAAGTTTACCACCACAAGCATATCTTCTTGAGGTTTTAGTAACTCCTGCTTTAGGAGTTACTGGTTTTGCTCTACCTGTTTTATTTCTCATAATAATTTATTTTATTTATACAATTTTATTGGTTTTTAATAAAATCTGCAACTATTAGCTTTCCATCTAATTTAATTAGGCGTGCATAAGTATTATACGATAGGGTTAAGCTATCACATTTATCTAATATTGGAGGATTAGGTTTTACTACCTCCATTTTATACATTATAGATGTATTCATATCATCAATACCATATAGGCTCCCACCTAGAGAACCTGTGGAGACTATCTCCAAGATACCTCCTTCTGATGCACCCTTAAACCAATTAAATACATTGATATTACCTGATCTATTATTACTAATAATCTGATGATTTGTAATAAACGGAATATCACGTCTACCTTGAGAATTAATTTGAAAGTTACCAGAAACAACACTTACAGTCCTATCCATAAATTTAAGTAAATGTTTTAATCCATTTAAATCTAAAAACTTCATATTAATTAATTTTTAAAATTATTATTAAGCAAATAATGCATCTATCTCTGCTGTAGTTATTGCAGAGTCTGCTGTAGCTCCTGAAGATATACCATCAAGCTTGGACTTGTATGCTGAAGTGAAGTCGTGGGTAGAAAGTCCCTTTCCGCTTACCACGTCAACCTTCTTTGATAGAGCTACATTTACGTCTGCCGTCTTGGCATAAGGCGTTAAATCGACCTTCACGGTGTGAGTACCGATTTTTTCCCACGCACCATTGGTATAGTAATACTCTTGATACACATCGTTGGCATCGCTTCCGTCCTTAACGATGTATATCTTGTTACTCTCGCCCGATGAAGGAAGGCTGGTTACCAACTTGAACAAAGATGTATCGAGGTTGCCAAGTTGTGCGAGCGGGATTCTTCCGTTGGCATCAAGTCCACAAATGCCGTTGGCTGCATTCAAAGTTCTCACGCTTCCGTCTGCCATCAAAACTTGGAATGTAGTGCCGTTGGTCTTGACAAATTTCGATGCGGTTAACTCTCCACATAAAACATTGCCAGTGGCTGCTTCTACATTGAATGTTTCTTTTAATTTTCCATTCTCACCTTTTACACTAGCGGAAATGAAATTGGATGTTAAACCAAATTCTGTGGATTCATCGAGTTCTTTAGCTAATATTCCAGCACCGCCTTTAAAATAAACATAATCAGTAACAGTTCCACCTTTCAATGAAAGGTAGTTCTTGCCTACCCAGCTTTTAATTTTCTCCCAAAAGTAAGCAAGTCCAATTGCGTCTAAAAATTGCATAATCTATTGTTTTAAATTGTTATTTACTAGTAATATCTGTTATCTGTTCCTCCGTGATTGCTGGAGGGAAGTCCTTCGTCACGATGTCGGTCACTCTGTTTGAAATATCCTTGTAGATGTCCGTGCCGAGTTTTTTTGCTGTCACGCTGCCGTCTCTGATGTTTCCAGTTGATATACAGTCCTCGGTCAGATGGTCGTGTTTGACCGCTCCCGGTTGTAGTTTATCTGAGGTCACACAATTGGATGCTAGGTGTCTGTTCTTTACAGAGCCATCGGCAAGCTTCGCTGCCGTTATCGCCCCATCCGCAATTTGCGCTTCCGTTATTGTTATCTTGGCGAGTTCACTCTTGATAATCCTAACGACCGCATCGTTCTCCAGTTTATCGTCCATCATGGCAAGCATCCTGCTTAACTCGACAACGATGTCGTAAATTTCCGTGCCGACACGCACCGCTGTGTTTTCTCCAACCTGCGTTGCATCTCGTATCAGCTCTGCCATACGGAGCATTTTTTGAATATCCTCGTTCATGTCTTATGTGCTTTTAGTTGCCTATTGCGTGAATGTGTGCCCTTGTTCCTCGCTGTGGCTTCACGTCCCCTTTCGGGGTGAAGTGCTTGAGGTATTCAAGGGCATCTGATAAATATCTTTCTGCCATATCCAAAATATCATTGTACTGCTTGTTACCCGATATATCTTGAACATGGTCTGAATAATCGTCTCTGTGTCGCATTCCACCTGCTCGGCTTACAATTGTGCCATCGGCACGGAAAAGTCTTGCATACGCGAAATATGCGAGTGCCTTGCGTATTCCGCTGGTGTACTTCTGCACCTTGGTTTCTTCTTGGCTGCAATCGCCCTCCTTCTTGATGGTGTATTCGCCACCGTCCAGGAAAGTTGCAGGCTGGAAATCGGGCAATACAGAATCGCCCCACTCTCCCTGCTCGGTCGCTGCCTTGAAACGCTCCCACCCGATAGCCGGTATGATGTTCGCATCCTCGCATTCCCGAATGTATGCGTTCACTTCATCCTCATCTAGGTGTGTGCTGGTCGGTCGTGCCAGTTCCCGGAACTGGTCTACCGTGATAAGTTGTTTTCTTTTCTGTTCTCCCATAGGCTCAATCAATTAATCTATCGTATTGTTCCCTGCCGCTTCGCTGCTGATATACTTCAACGGCTGTAGCTTCGGGTCTAGGTTCTGAATGGCTGGGTCGTGCCAGTTCTTGAAAATCTTCTTGAAGGCACGCTCGATGAATCGCTGCTCGGTCGTCACTTCGCCTGCATAGTACTCGTAAGCGTCCTGCATAACTTGACCGCTGAATCCCAGCTTGCCGATACGGATGGAGTAGAAAAGTTCTTGGTGGAACTGGGCATAGATGCGTTCGATAACGCTGCTGTCTGTCACGGAAAACTCCTTGTCGAAGTTCTTCGTAGGGAAAGCCACAACCTTTGGTTCGTCTTCCTCGTTCTCAACTTCGACCGCAAGAATCTTCGCTGTGTTCTCGTCCCCTTGGAACTGCAAAAGGTCTTCATCGGAAATCATCTGTCCGCTCTCCACCTCTTCGCCATTCTCATCGAACTTTGGAACGCCTTTTTTTGTTACAAGCATACACGATACGAGGAAGTTATTGCGGACGTTTCGCATCTTGACGTTACCCAGTCCCTCATCGGTTGAAATCTCCGTGATGGCTGAATCGTAGCTGGCTGTAGGATAAATAAACTGTCCGTCTAGGCTCTTCCACAGAACCTGCCCCTTGTAGCTGTCGATGCCGCCAGCGTTCTCAATCTGTTCAAGAACGATGTCGGGGTCGGGATTGAATACGTTGATGCGCTCGATGGTCTTGTCGTTCACCATCAACCGCTTTCCGTTCCTCGTTTTCTTCTGCTCCCAGTCAGGATGCAGCAAGACGTGCGCCACGTTCCCCTTGTCGTCTGTCTCTTCCAGTCGGCAATTTTCGAAGGGTACGTGGCTCACGCTCGACACCTGCCCTAGAACGTTGTAGTTTACATGAAGGGCAAAGCCTCCAAAGCGTGCGAGGTCTTGCGCTACGTTCCGGAGCAAATCGTCTGCCGTGTCCCCCTGCTGGTTCATCGCCAACGCTGCTAGAATGTCGCTATCAAAGCCGTAGCCCTCAACAAATCGGGCGTAGCGGTTAAGGCACAGCATTGCCGTTCCGCTGGCTTCCGTGATGCGTGCGAGGTTCTGCGGATATAGATTGTCATATCCGTATGCCTGCATCTTGAATCGGCTTACATAGCTAACATCAACCCTTCGCTTTGGCTTCTTAACTGTCTTAACGTTCATACTGCTTGTGTCGTTTTACTTGTTGTTTTGTTACTCTTCCTTGCCTGCTTTCTCGGCTTGGTCGAGGTCTTTTTTCTTGTCGCTGCCTGCTGCTTTTTCGGCAGGATCTTTCCCGGTGGTATCATCTGCACCGCTGTCGCTGCCTGCTGGCGGCTGCTTGTTCTCGATGAGTTCATCGCTGGGTATCTTCTGAAAGTAACTTTCCATGTGTGGGTACTTCGTCAGATATTCGTGCGCTACCTTGTCGGTCAGGTTCTCGTTCGTGAAAATCTTACCATGGTAGAAGTCCGGGCAGGAAATGATAAAACCTGCCTTCATTGCGTAATTACATGTTTTTGGCATTGCCTTTTCTTTTTTGAGTTTTAGATAAATTTCGATTAAAGCATCGTGGTAACACTGCTGGCAGGTTGTCGGTACAAACCGCTTGCGTGTTACCTCGGAATATAGAGTTTCTATAACTGCCTTGTCGGTTGCATCAAATGGACTGTCGAAACGTGCCTTCAACTCCCCGACCTTGGCTGTTGCTTCCTCGTAGGTCATGGCTTAAACTCCTACGGCTGCTGTTGTCAGACTGGCGTACTTGGCTGCTGTTGTCTCGCTGTCGGTGTCAAAGAAGAAGTAAGCTGCCTTTGGTACGCTCTCCTCTTCCAGCGTGATAAGCCAGCCGCCCTCGGTATCGTCTGAGTACTTGTCGTTCTCGCCTGCACTTGCCTTCAGTGCCTGCGCATATCCGAACACCTGATACTCTGCCTTTCCGTCCGTTCCCTTAGAGAGATTGCGAAGGATGATAACGAACTTTCCATTCGCCAGTCCGTCAATGATATTTGCGCAAACGTCAGGTGTGTTTGCCAATACCACGACTGCTACGGTGTTCTTCCAGCTGTTGCGATACGTGCCAACGGTAAGCTCGGTCTTGGTTCCAGTGAATGGCTTGCTGCCTTCCTGCCGGATAGCGTATGCTTTCTTGCCAGTTTTCAAAACTAATGTTTTAATTATATTGCCCGCTACAACGGACTTGGTGAAGTCGATGTCGTCTCGGTTGATGATAAGTCCATCGCCCTCCAGTCCCTTTGTTACTTGGTCTTCGCAAGGGATGATGATGTCCTGAGCGATAAGGCTCTCGCAAGTTGTTGCCATATTAATTCGTTTTTAATTGTTATATCCCCAACACCGTTTTGTGGGTGTTGAGGATTGTCAAAATAACTTAATACTAAACTGAAAATTTGGAGCGATTAGTAAGCTGCATGGATCATGCCCTCTTCGAGGAGAGCCGTTCCAATCTTACCAGTAGCATAGAGATAGTTTCTGCGCTCCTTCTGGTCGAACCAGATGTCGAGGTCGCTGATGAGATTGTCTGCATCTGTACCAATCATAAGGTGCTTAGGGTTGCAGAATACCGCACGGTGTGGAAGGTTGACTGTCGTTGCGCCCTTCTCGTATGCTTTAATCATTCTGTCCCAGATGCCGACACGTGCAATCTTCACTCCGTTGTAGGTCGCTACTTCGAAGCCATCGAACAACTTCTCCCATGGCATAATGTCGTGGTAGGTCTTCTTGAGGTCGTAGGTTAATGCGTCAGCAAGCGAGCGTGTCATGAGCAATACGGCATCGCTGTCGTCAACGATACGTGTGTCTGCATCCATCAAAATGGTGTCTACAAGTGTAGTAGCCGCACCACTCTTGCGCAATGCAGAAATCTGCAATGCTGCCGTGGTCTCGCTGTTGGCTGCGATGGCGGTATGTTTGGTCGCTGTGGCTGTAAAGATGCGCTTGAACAGACCATCGCAGACGTTGAAATTACTGACATCTAAGCCTGCTGTCAGCTTGCCGCCACCGCCACCTTCTTCACTTGCCAGTGCTGCTTCCTTGTCGCCAAGCCAGCCGAAACGCCAAATCATCTGCTCCATGGCTCGCTGGAGTGCATCTGCATAGATTGTCATAAAGTCGGTGCTGGTGAGGTCGCCAATGGCTGTACCAGTCTTCAATGAATACTCAGCGATGGTTCCCTTCAATGCCTCGTAGCAAATCTTAATAGGAATCTCCCACTGTCCGAGTTCCCAACGCTTCTGAGAATTTGCGATACCCTTCTCCTCATAGGTAGGGTCGCAACCGCCCCCCTTCTTACCGACCATTTCCATCTCTCCGAGAAGAGCGATAGGGTCTTTCTCTTTGACCTTCTGAATGTTCACGAATGAAGAGAAATCTTCATCGTTGTAGAAGGTTTCCTGCACGGCATCCTTGATGCTTGCGAGGTTTTCTGGCTCGAGTTTAAGGTTCTCAAGCTGCTGTTTTGTAAATCCTGCCATTATTTTCTTTTGATTTAATGGGTTAATACTTGATTATTTCTTGCCCTTTTTGTGGAGCTTGGCAAGTCTCTCCTTGATGGCGTTCTTGCCTTCCTCGACAGCGTTCACGTTGTCGCCTGCGCCCTTGCCGCTTGGCTGTCGCTGCGCTGGCTGGTAGTGGCTGCTGTAGCCTGCCAACACCTTCTCAGCACCGCCTGCCATCTTCACGGCATTCAGGATGCGCATGTCTTCCTTGCTCTTTGCGAGTTTCTGTGCGCCTGCCAGCTGTGCCTTGGTGTCGTTCAACTGCTGTTTGAGTGCTGCTACCTGCTGCTTCAACTTGGCTAAGGTGTCGTCGGTGCTTGATGCGCTGCCGCCTTCACCGCCTTCATTGCCTTCATTGCCTTCATTGCCTGCGGTCTGAATGTCGGTAATTACACCGTCCTCGACAACAATTGTCTTACCGTCCGGCATCTCGAATGTTCCGTCCGGACTTGCCTTGTCGCCAACTTGTGGATCTCCCTCTTCACGCTCAACGGTCAGTGTCTGTCCGTCTGCTGTGTTGAGTTCCATCGCCTTTGGCTCTGCCTTGGCTTGTGGCTCTGCCACCGCCTGCTCTGCTTCCTCCAGTGTCTTCACGCCCAACCTGGCGAGAATCTTGTCGAGGAGAGAAGCCTTTACTTCTGTCTTTTTCTCCATTGCTTTTGGATTTTGTTGTTTTGAATTAATAAAATTTTCTATGTTGCGTTTTGATGCGCTTGCGCTGAGTGGTACAATGGTGCTGCTGATAAGACCTAGGCGCAAAGCCTCGCTGGTGTTGATGAAGATGTCCTTATCCATTAAGGCTTGTATCTCTTCCCTATCGCACTCGCACCGCTCTACGTATGCGTCCACCATCTTATCCTGCCACATCTGCATTTCCTCGCCCAGGTTCTTCAAGTCCTTTGCGTTCAGCTGGTCGCCCAACCCCCAGCCAGGAACCCACGGATTGTGCAGCAGGAAGGCAGCGTTCTCGTATGCCTTGCGGCTCTCCTTTGGTGCTGCGAGCATGATGATTGTTGCCATGGATGCTGCCTTGCCCTCTACGGTGCAGGAAATCTTCTTGCCGCTCTGCCGCAGTCGGTCGTATATCGCCCAACCTTCGACAACAGAGCCGCCATTGCAGAAGATGCGCATATCGATTGTATCATCGTCTTTCGGTATGCTTGCTGCAAAAGCATCTATGTCTTGAAAACACACGCAATCACCTCCCCACCATTGATACCAGAACTTGTTGTCTTGGCTGTCGATGTCGTTGTATATTCTGAGTTTTGCCATTGAATCGTGATTTTTTAAGTTTTAAAACGCTGCAAAGATACGATTATTTTTGGTATGTTTATCTCATAAGCAGTTAATTTTTCTAAACAAGCCAAAATTTTGCGCTCTAAGCGGCTTTTATTGCCTTGGGTGTGTAACTTTACCACCTTCAAGCGAAAACCGCTCAGAACGCAAATCTTGATGAAATAACTGCAACCCTTAGAACCTGCCGATATTCTCTATCGTCTGCACTCTCCGCTGGGTGCGGTTTATTTCCTCAACGCTCACTACTGGCTGTGGAGCCATCTGATACCCTCTAGCTACAGCTGCCGCCAGCATATCCATGCCGATGTTGCTGCCTCCGTTGTTTGCTACGATAGGCACGCCACCTCCAAGCTGGTTGAATGCGGATAATATCGGGCTGAACATCGATGTCGCCTTGGCGGTCATTACGCTCTCGCCATTGGAAAGCCTTGCCGGGATGCTGTCGCTGGTTCCAGTGCCCGAGCCTTGGACGTAGCCACCAGTGGAGAAGCCCTTGACGAGTGCTTTTGCTCCTGCAAAGGCTGCCTTGATAAGTACCATTAATGCTGCTGCACTCGCAACACCTCCCCACGACTTGCTTGCAATCTCCTTGGCGAGGATCTGTGCATAGTAAGCGTTAACTGCTATCTCGATTGCGTCAAGTATTGATGTCAGCATCGATTTGAGGAATGAGTGCAGCGATTTATCCTCGCTCTCGAAGAACTCGGACAGACCGTCTCCCATGGTCTGTATCATGTCGCTCATCATTTTCAGTTGCTCTTCCGTCAAAGCTGCCTTTTTCTTGTTAGCTTCCTCTTGCTCCTTGACTTCTGCATCGCTCAAATCCTTCTGTAGCTGCTCTTGCACGGCTGCATAGTTCTTGTAGGCGTCCATCTTGCTCTGAAGGAAAGCCTTGTATCTCTCCAGCTTGGCTGCATCGTCTTCCTCTCCAGTGCCACCGTTCATGATGTCCGCATCCTTGCGTGCCTTCTCTGCGTCCTCGAACTCCTTGTTGAGTTCGTCCACAATCTCCTTGGCTTGATTCTTCAAGTCCGCTTTCGACTTAATCATGATGTCGAGAAGTTTAGCCTGCATTTCCTGCGCCTTGTCTGCTCCGATTTGCCCTGCCGCCACGTATGCGTCAATGCTCCTTGCCACCATGTTCTTCTCCAGCTGTTCGAGGTCGTTGCTGTAGTCTCGCTCGTTGTCGTACATACCTGCGAGGTATCGCTTCTTTGCGTCCATTACTTGCTCGTTGTACTTGTACTGGATAAGCGCAATCGCTTCCTGCAATTCCTTTTCCTGCTTCTTCCTGCGCTCTGCCTCTGCCTTGGCTTCCGCTTTCTCCTTGGCTATCTGTGCCTTGGTCTTGGCAGTGCTGCCCTTGGCTGCTGCTGGTGTCGTTCCCTTGTTTCCGTTCGTTGGCTCGCTGCTGGTCGCTCCACCGTCCAGGTTGGCTAATTTCAGGTGGTTCAGTCTTCCATGGACGGTGTTCTCGAATCCGTCTGCGAATGAATTGCCTATCTCGATACCCGCGTTCTTGATGTCGTGCCATGCTTCCTTGATAGTGCCGGAAATGTCGAATATTTCCTTGAATCCCTTTTGTGCCTTGGATAGGTCGAAAGTAACGATACCTTCGAGAATATCAAGCATGCCCTTGGCTGCAAAGCCCATCCTTTTGAATGCGTCTATTCCGAGATTGCATACGAGTTTGATTGCGTTCCACATCAAGCGGAAACTTGTGCCGAGCGCATTTATTACCCCTCGCAACAGAAGGCTATCATTGTACCAGTCGATGAAGTAGTTGGTGGTATTGAACAAACCCTTCATTATCTGAATGAGAATCTTTGTTCCGAACATCTTTCCCTGCTCGATCATCTCCTCGAATCCGTGCTGGCTCATATCGAACATCGATGAAAGGTAGCTGTTCAGTTCCTTGTGCAGTTTGATGTTCTCCAGCTGCGTCTCTCCCCACTCTCCGGTCTGCTTCTTCACTTCTTCGATGTCTGTTGTCATCGTGTCTAGCTGCTCGATGAGCTGAATACCTGCTTGCGCTCCCTGCTTTCCGAAGACGTTTTTCAGAACATCGCCCACCTGCTGGCTGTCCGCTCCGAAGTCCTTCATCTTGGAAGCCACCTGCTGGATAATGTCGAAGGTGTTCTTCGTGCCGTTGGAAAGTTCCTGCTGCACCTGCTTGCTGGATATGCCGATAGCGTCAAGGCTGGAAGCCGTGCCGCTGTTCATCTCACGGATTTTCTTGCTTGCCATCGTGATAATGTCTAGACCCTTGTCGCTAAAGATGCCGCTTCGGGTCTGCTGCAATATCGCCACAAGCTGGTCTGCACCGATACCTGCATCGTGGAATGTAGGCGCATATTGCTGTATCTTGTTGAGCATATCGCCCGATAGGTCTGCACCGCTTGCAAAGCCATCGTTGATAACCTTCATCGCTTCCTCTCCCGATAGGTGATAGTTAGCCATGAGATTGTCAGCTGTGGCGAGCACGTCATTGAAATCCTTTCCCATCGAATCGGCTGTGGCTGCGATGCTGTTCCTCATCGTCTCCAGGGCTTCCCCGGTGTACCCGGTAAATTCCTTCGTCAGTCGTGTGGCTTCCATCAATCCCTTGTTGTAGTCATAGAACCACTTGAATGTCATACCAACACCGACAACGCCAGCGAGTGCAGCAAAATATGGATTCATAACCAAGCCGATTGCGGTCTTACCGAACGCCTTCAGCTTGTCTGTCAGTCCATCCATATTCTGCGCCAGTTTGATGATGTTGCTAACCTCGGTATCATTGACAATATCCATACCAAAGAACTCCGTCCCCTGCAGGTCATCTGCTGCTTGCATCATCGAGTTGTAGTAATTGCCAACGTTGCGATAATATCGTTGCGTCTCCTCCTCAGCCAACTTCAACTTGTCAGTTATCTCGTTGATATGCTGGGCTAGGGCTTGCCCCTTCGCTCCCTCACGTTCTGCCTTCGCCATTTCATCGTATTTCTTGGTGGCATTTGAAAGCTGGGCACGCAGCTGCTTCAAGCTGCCCTCCTGCTCGTTCTCTGTGCGCACATTGTTCTGTATCTCCTTCTGCAAGGCTCGCACGTTGTACTGGTACTCCTTGATGGTTGCGTTGATGGCTTCCGTCTGCACCTTCATTTCGTTTGTCGTGATGGTCTTGTCTTTTTCCTGCTGCTGCAATTCCTTGATGCTTGCCTTTAGCTGGTCTATCTTTTCCTTGTATCTGATTATGCCGTAGATTGCATCCTCGTACTTGACCTTGATGTCAAGAATCTGCTGTTTGTCTTCACTTACCATAGTTCTTTCTTTTTAGTTGTTCAACTCTATCATTGTAACCTCGCAATATCCGCTGTTTGTTGTCTTGATTTCGAGAACCGCAAAATACGCTCCATACTGGGCAAGGTACACTGGTTTCGTTTCGTCAAAGTTCAGTATCTCCAAATCGGAAAGGTTGAACCGCTCCACAATGTGGTGTGGGTTCGCCACCGTCTTTCTCAACTTCTCCAGCTTGTTGTCGAAGATGTCCTGAAGGTCGATGTTGAAAGCCAATTCCGCATAGCCGGCATCGTTCTTCGTCAGGTTAACTATTCGGTCTTTGCATGCCTTGTATTTCGTAGCGACTTGTCTGGTGTACGTTGTGTTGTTAAACGTGGATTGCTTGCTTTCCCATTCGTATATCGGTATGCGGTTTCCGTCCGTGGCTGCAAATGGTAGCGTACAGACGTCTTGCGTATACTCCAGCGTCTTGTTGTCTATAGTCATATCCGCATCGTGCTGCTGGTATACGGTGTCGTCTTCCTTCCACTTGTAGATATTGTGCTGACAGTAGTCCTCTACGCTGAAATCGGTCTGCCTTGGATGGTTGCTGGCTTCGCTCGGGATGAGCTTCTTCGTCCAGTCCACCGCTTGCGCCTTGGCTTCCCAAAGGTTCACGATGTCGGCAAACGTAAGTGTTCCACCAATAAACCGCTGGCTTGGAAACGTTGATGTCAGAATGCAGATACACTTCAAGAAGTCCGTTACCTTGATGTCGGGCAGGTTCTTGCCGATAGGGAAATTACCTCCGTAGGGTACTTCATCGCTCTGCTTGATGCTGGCAGTCAACCGTCCGTTGTAACACTTCAATCCAATTAATGCCTGGTTTTTCGGGTGCTTCATTTCGAAGGTTACGATGTCGCCCTCTTCCAAATCTATCTCCCCTCGTCCTGCTACAAGGTGTATGAATCTGCCGTTTACCTTATCCGATTCATAATCGGTCACATATTTTCCAGAAGTCTCATCCTGCTGCAACCCTGCAATATATGGAGTTTCCGTCCAAGTTCCGTCATCGTTTTTGTGCTTAACCTTCATTTCTATGTAATTCGGTGGATACGAGTAGAATGCCTGCCACTCAGTACTCCCCTCTCCAAAACTCCATGATTTGTGCCCACTAGGTGTAACCTTCGATGCGTTCCACGACCAGTTCATCTGAACATCAAAAATCATCTTGCAGGCAATCTTAACATTCAGCTGGCTGTATCTGTGCCCAATCTCCAGCCCATCGAATACCTCCGATAGGTTCGTTGGTTGGAAGTCGAGAATACCGAGACTATCTGTTTGGAAAAATGTGCCCTCAAAGCTGCCTACAACCGTCTGCGCATCTGCCTTCCTTGTAATCAACGGTACAGCAAGTCCCTTTATGATTTCTTTCGCTTGATTGCTCCAGCCGAATGCCACACCAGTCTGTGCCGTGATAAGGTCTAGGATATACTTAGCCGTAACGCTTGGCTGGATTGTTCCATTGCTCCAGGAACTACCAAAAGAGCCACCTCCACCAAAAGAGCCGCTTCCATCAAACGTGCCAGTGCTCGCTCTCGCATTGCTCTCCGTCTCGCTTTTACTCTTAACGAGAATAGTCGTGCCAGTGCTGTATGCTTTGATGGCGTTGATGATAAGCCATTCCGCTGTTGCAGGTGCTTGCAGGTCTACATCGATGGGCATGCTCTCGCTCGTATATTTAACGCTGTACGCTCCACCTGCCTGCACTTGGGATAACTTACCGCCCGAGAGATAATAAGCCGCCACAACCGTGCTTATCGCCATACTTATCATCTTATCTACCGAAGGCTTGATGTATACGAGGAGACCGGAAGGCTTGCTCTTTACAACATTAATTTCTGTTTCTCCGGCTGCAACCTCATGCGTTCCCCATGGTGTTGTCTCTCCGGTCTTCGTATCAAGTGCTCCGTATTCGACAGAGCCAGCCTTCTCTGCCCGAACCCTGATGGATATTGTCTCCATGGCAACGCTCGTTTCGAGATTGGCGATGCACGCTCCTGCACTCACGAACATTCCGAGCATAGGATCTGGAGCCGGCAATACCGGATAAGTTTCTTTTTCTGTCTTTCCGGCATCATCTGCAAGGCTAATAACGTTCTTGTTGGTGTCGAGTATTGCCCATGTACGGAATTGCCCCTTGCCTAAAACCTTTCTGATGGTGGCTCTCATTCCAGCCTCGAAAGGTATGATTGCACACTGGTATGTCTCATCGGTCAAAACCTCGCCCGATACATACTTGCCGACCTCTGTTCCAGTTCTTATCTTACCTTCAACGAGTGAGTATGTCGTGTCGCTGTTCCTTCCCACGCTGCGGTCGTATCCATACCATTCATCGCTTGATGTCTTAGCCACTGCCGTTTCGTATCTTCCATAGAATACTCCATCCGCTATTGCCTTCTCGTAGGTGTCGTAGCTGTTGTTTTTGGTGAAACGCAGATACTTCGTGCAATTCAACTCGTTCAGCTTTAGGTCGGACGATTGCAGCGTTGCCAATGCTTGAAACAATCCCCAATAAATCGAAATTTCGATGGTTTCCTTTACGCTCAGAACGCTTGCCCTTCCGCTGTGGATAATCTCCAGTCCGTTGCGGAAATAACGTGCTGTGTGGAAAATATAGGGGTATTTGCTGCTTGTGCTCGGTTTCCCTGCAAACTCCAGCACAGCCATATTGTGCGCTGTCTTTGGCAGGTTGATGGTGTATGTTGTGTTGGCGGTCATTTTCGTAATATCACGAAAAAGATTGCTCTTGATGTCGAGCGTGATTGCCGAATCCTCGCTCATATCCATAAGAACACCGTCTATGTATAGTTGCTGGTCTGTCATAGCTGCTGAATCTGTGTATTGTTAATAACTAGGTTGCAGACGAAATCCTGCAACTCTGCTTTTGTCTTGGTGTAGGTTCCTGCCTTGATTGTCACACTCTGCCACTTGTCGCCACCGAGGTACATATCCACGACCGGGCTGCTGGCTAGGTCTTGCAGGAAATCGAAAGTATCTCGGTCTACCAATGGTGCGCAAAGTGGTATGGTGTCCTCTCTGCCGTAGCCCTGCCTTCTGCCGTTCGCTCCGAGGTAGCCGAATATCGTATCGTCATACCCTCCGAGGTTGTTGCGTACAAAGCTAGTGTCGCTGCTTATCGCCCTGCTTTCATCGCCTTGCGTGAATAGCCAGTAGCGATAGAAGCCGTGACGGTCAACCCAACGCAGGTAGATACCACTCTCAGCATCGTCTCTGTCGATGCGTAACAATAGTGACTGCTTACCTCCGGTGGTTAATCTGAAAGTAAGGTCGAAAGTATTGTCAAACGTTCCCTGCTGAATCTCTCCATCATAATCGTATATGTTCCAGTATTTTGCACCACTCGGCAATGTGTCTGCGTTGAAGTCCATCATACCGTAAGTCGGAATCTCCAGTAGCTTATTGGGTGCTCCCTCGTAACCGATTAGTAGTTTGGTGTTCAACTTGCTTAAGTATATGCCAAAGGAGAACGGATAATGAGTAAACCATGTAAGCCGTTTGTAGCCGTTCCACGTCTCTCCTGCCCTCATCGCTCCCCAAACGTAGAAGGTCGTGTAGCTGAATGTCGCAAGGTCGCTCCCCTCGCTGTTCTTGACCTTCACGGAAACATCGAACACTGCCCCGAGGTTGCTCTTCTGGCTCTCCCTGCTGTAGTCGATGTTCCCGAAGCTGATGCCATCGAAGAGTGTCTGCACATATTCCCGGTAGTCCATGATGCAATTATCTGCAAACGCTTCCACGCTGTACGTGTACGTCTTGTTCTCCCTGCTGATGGTTGCCTCGATGCTCGCAACACCCGAGCCGCTCGCCTTGATGATGCAAGGCAAGAATGCGAAGCCTACAGCGTCCGGGTATTGAATCGTGATATTGTTTTTCGTTGTCTGTCTCATACCGTCTCATTGTTTAGTTTGATACTTCCCACCGACTGGTGGATTAAGAAAATAAGTCGCTGCCCCAGCCGCTTCATTGTGTCGGGCACAACGTTGCTGTATACGTCAGCCCTGCCGCCAGTCCGGTGCAGTTTAGAACCCTTGTTGGCGATGGCGTGTGCGATTGCTCCTGCCATGCTCATGTCGCCACGCTCTTGTGGAGTGTACTTGTGCTGCCGCTTGGTCTTGTAGGGGATAGGTCTGCCGTGCAGTCCCTTGTCTTTCATCCACTGCCGGATGATGCCAGCAAAGCCGTATGGTATCTTTCCTGCCCTTCGTCCGGTCTCGAGAACCCCGAATGGCTTGTGTCCCCATAGGATGGTTTCGTCCTCGCTGGGCTGTTCCACCTTTAGGCTCGCTATGGTGCGCCCCGATGCGTTCTGTCCGTTGATACGAATGTGGTTGATGATAAGCTGCCGTGCTCTCTCCACTTCCTCCCTCATTATCATCGATGCCGCCTTGGGGTCGAATTGAATACCTCCCTTGCTCATACTTCACACCCTCCTATGCTCTGTGTCAGTTGCAGGGAGTACATCACGCCCGACACGATCGTGCTCAGCCGCTCGATGATGGTCTCGTAGTACTGCTGCCCTTCCAGCGGTTCGAACTGGTGCGACTGGTTGATGGCTCGTATCATCCTTGCCCCTGCCACCTTCATTCGGTCTATGCACTCTCCGTTGTCTTCTCCTTCTGCTCCCCTTGGTACGGTGTCGAGATAAGCCAGGGCAACGTTTACGGTATCGTATGCCCTGCCGTTGCGTATCTCTGTCGTGCCGCTGGCTGGGATGATGCAAACGATAGCTGGGTAGCTTAGTTTCTCCAGCTTGGTGTCTGCTGTGTCCCAGTCCTCGAATAGGTAGGTGTAGTCTGGTAGCGTGTCTGCTGCCAGCTGCTTCAATGTTTCTCTGATTGTTGCCATAATTATCTAGATTTACGTTTCATTTCCTCTGCCTGCAACTTCTGAAGGTTTCGCTCATACACGCTTCTCTTGTTGTCCATTTCCATGCACTTGTAGATGCGAAGCCATGGCGTTTTAAGAACTTGGTCGTGGTCGCTGATGCCCATCCTTACCGCATACCAGTCAAGCATGCCGAACAGACCAAAGCGCAGGGTATCTATGCCTGCTTCCTTCTCCAGTCTTGTTGGCTTCGCTGTGTCGGTGCTCTCGAAGAGTTTATTGATGCGCTCCACCTCTGATGTTACCCAGCCGATGAGCATAACGACATCAACCGCCCTAGCCTGCTCCACTTCCTTGTGGCTCAGACCGAGAACGGTTGTCACTATCTGATACAGACTTTCCTCGCTGTCTGATAGCTGGGAAAGGTCTATTAGCTGCCCGATTGATAGCTGGTTGAGATTGTCGGGCACTTGTTTTCCTCCGACAAACGCTGGTCGTGGCTGCTTGCCGATTTTGTAGCTGGTGTGCCTTGCCACTGCCAGCCAGTACTTGAATGTAGTGTTATTATCCATACGCTTTATAATTTTGTCGTTATCTTTGTCTCAATACGTGCGCCCTAGCCGTTCCATGGCTCGCTACGGATAACTTCTTAAGGGCTACGTATCGTATTGCGTCTATACCGTGGTTGAATGCGTCTATAGGCTGGTTCGTTGTCTCTCCATCCCTTGACTTCTTCCACTTGTATTGCTGCATGTTCCCGATGATGCCGTGGCTGCGTCTGGTTATGTTGATGCGGAAACGCTTCAAGATGTCTATGCCGTTGTTGATGCTGTCCGCTCCCTTGGTGCTGCCGATTATCCACAGCCCTCGGTTGTGTATCTCCTGAATGCTCTTAGGCTCTGCCGAATCCGCAATGATAAGGTCTCGTTTCGTCCGTCCTTGTTCCTTGCATCGGTCTGCGATGTCATCGTTCGTCATTCCAGGCTGGTAGATTTCTTCGTCCACCCATAACTCTCCGTGCGCCAATATAACGTGCTCCAGCGCAGTTGGGTCGTTGGTGAATCCGAAGTCCATACCCCTGCATTCCATCTTCCACTCCTCACGCGGTGGCAGCTTGTCAACGATGCCCCAGTTGGTGAAGATAAGCCCGGTTATCTTTCCGGTCAGTCCACGCGCATACACTCGCCACAGTTCTGGGTCGTCAATCTCTTCAATTTTCTTGTGCTCCTGCTCAGTCAGGAATCGGTTGTTTCGGTGGTCACTTAGGATCAGTCGGCAGTCATCCCTGCCGATGATGTTGTTGTGGACCCAGAAGCGTGCGCTTGGATTGTAGTCGATGAACACCTGCTTTCGTGTTCGGATGGCAAGCTGCCAAAACACTTCGTAGGGCACACCGTTCGCCTCGTTAACAAACAGATAGTCTCGCTTACCGTTCTTTGCGTCCTGCGCATCTTGATAACTCTTGAACTCGATGATGGAGCCGTTCTTTCCTCGGTAGCTGCTGTCGCTCTTATTGTTCTTGAACCAGTCCAGCAACTCTGCCCTTGAATGCAGGATGGTGTCGAGGTCTCGCATGGCTCCCACCTTTAGGTTCGGGAGGTCTTGACCGCACACCGTGATAATTGCCATGGGGTGCTCAAAAGAAAGCACTATAAGACGCTGCATGATGGTGTATGTCTTCCCCGAGGACGTGCCGCCCTGGTTCACAAGGAATCTCGGCTTCACGTCCGCATTCGGGTCATACAGTTCACCAATAACGTCAAATAGTGCCATACTTTCAAACAATAAAACTTAAAACAAAATTATGGTTAAATTATTCTTTATCCAATCCTTCACGCTCGATTACTTCCTGCTCGCTGGATGCGCACTGGTGTCCCGAGTTGATGTATCGTACCTCGATGCCGCCTTGGAAGCCTGCGTTCAGGTCGAGCACGACCTTATCAAGTCCGAGCAGCTTGCAAATCTGCGTCTCTGCCTTTAGGATGATGTCGAGGTAGCGTGGTTCTCCGAATCCTCGCTTCTCGGCATCGTACATTATCGCCTTGACGGTCTCGATTGAAATCTGCTTTCCTCGCTCATCTAGGAGTGGCAGTCCATGCTGGGTTGATTTCTGCAAGTGGTAGTCCTCTTTGGATTTCTCCCACGCTTCCCACGCTTCACGTATCACCAGTTTCAACCTTGCCACCTCGCTTGTTATCTTTTCGTCTGTGTCGGTCAGCCGCTCTTCCCTCCACTCCTTCAATAACCGCTGTATGTCGCAGTGCGCTTGATTGTATTTCGGTCTGTCGAGCCGTTTCCTCACCTCTGCCGTGATTTCTCGCTCCGTCCATCCTCTGCGGTATAAGGGTGCGATAATCTGCAAGCGGTTCTCGATGTCGATTTTCTGCGCTCGATGTTTATTGTTGTTACCTTGTGGCATATTTTGATTCCTTGAAATTTATTTGATTTTTTATAAAAATTCTACTTGAAAAACTTGCATATTTCAAATAAATTTCTTATCTTTGCAAACGTAATAAGGGAAGAGTCCTTATTTACTGAAACCCTCCGAGGATGAGGGAAAAGTAAAATGAAATCCCAAAGCCTTATGAGAACTTACATTTCGATTAGGATTTGGAAAATCAAAATAACCTTCACGATTGAGCTCTGAGGGTTTTGATTATTCCAAGGGGTGGTGGTTCGAGCACCACCCCACTTTGGGATTTCGTTTGCAAATTTACGAATTAATTTTCATATCACCAAATTTTTAACATTATGAGTACTACGAATGAAACTACCTCCAGGTCTTGGGGAGGTGCTCGCAAGGGTGCAGGGCGAACGAAGAAATACGCTGCAACATTCTATTTCGGTGCTACCGAGGACGTGGCTAACATCTTGGCAGGGGTCAACAAGAAAGACCGCAGCGGCTTCATCAACCAGTGTATTCTCAAAGCGATGGGCAGGGGTTAATCTCCTGCCTTTTTCGTTTCCGCTCCCTTGGCGGTTATTTTCTGCGAATTTCGTGCACACGGCTCGAACGTTTCAATTACGCTTAGTTATACGCATGGTTTGAGAACGTGCCACATACGCCCGCATATCGTCTCATCCGTTTATTATCTCCCATTCTCCAGTGGCTTTTACCAGTTGCGCCATCGGTGCTTGGTCTGAATACTCGCAGCTTGGGTCTTGGTTATCCCATTGCGCAATGAAATGCGACTTAGGGAAAGCCATCCGCAGGCAGATTACTGTCTCTCCGCTGCCAGTCGGTATGGTGTAGGTCTGCCCTTCCTTGATGATGTCGGAAAAAGTCGTTCGGTACTCCGCTGCCAGTTGGTTCATCATATCCATTGGCAGGTGTCCGCTCGTTGCATCGAAGGAATCGGGGAAGGTGTTGCGTATCTCGTTCATGCTCCACCAGCGGTTCGCACTCAAATCGCCACCGGGAGAAATTTCCACGCATGGGATGCCTGCCTCCTTGATGGCTCTTGAAGCGTTGCCGCAGGAGAAACAGACGCAGCGGTCGATGTGGTTCTCTTCCATGTGCCGCTTGATGATGCAGGCACGGATTGTTTTTGCCCTTTGGCTGATGTCAATCGTCAGTGCCTTCATCGCTCTGCCCTCCTTCCTCTGCTGGTTGCTCTTCCTCTCCTGCTGGTGGTGCTACGCTGTTGAAGGTGTCCGCAAGCTGTTGCGCTTCTTCCTCGTTGTATTCGATAGGCTGGAAATGGTCTTGAACGTGTTTCGGGTCGCCCTTGTAGAATACCAGCACGTTTGTGTGCATCTTTTCGGGTTGTCGCATATCCTCGAACGTTTTCTTGATTTCGTCCATTTCGCCTTTATAGAAAACGAGCACGTTCTGGTGGCACTTCTGTGTCTTGCGTGATTTCATGCCTCCGTCTGCTCTCAGGCATCGGGACGCGACCTGCTCGATCAGGATGAGTTCGTTGTAATAGTGAAGACCGAGCCGCAGGAAGGTGGAGATATTGTCTCCAACGAAATTTCGGTACTCTCCGTTCTTCTTGTTTCGTACCTCCCCAATCTTGACAACCAGGAATGAACCGTCCTTCATCTTATCTACGCATTGTCTGAAGATGTTTTCGTACTGGCTCATGAATTCCTCGTATGTGCCGAGTGCGCTCATGTCTTCCTTGCTGTAGACTTCCAGGTCGTAGTATGGTGGCGAGGTGAAACAGAGGTCGAAATCGCTGTCTTTGATTATCTGCCCGATGTTGTTTGAATCACCGCAGAAATATTTCACGCTGCCGTAATCCTTGGTCGCTTCTGTGTTGATGTCGACCTGCTCCTTGCGGATTTCCACAGCTTGATAGTCGTAGCCTAGCGTGCCAGCAACAACACCTTTTGTCTGCTCTCCTCCGAATGGGTCGATAATCTTTCCGTGTGGCTTGCAGAACCATCGCATGATGATTTCAGCCAGTACTGGGTCGAAAAGGCTTGTACCCTGCGCCAATACGCTACGGTCTGCCTTGGCTTTCTCTTCGGGCGATACATAGTTCTCGAGATAATCATCGAAAGAGATGCCTTTCTCTTTTCTGAACTTTTCGCTCTTGGAGTACAGTTCCTTGTATCGCATTTCCTTGGAACGGACGAGTGTCTGTTCACGGCTTGCCCCGATGTCCTTGCTGGAAACGATGGCACGCCATTGCTTCTTTCGCTCAACCCAGTAGCCTTGGCGTGTGTCGAGGATTGAGAAGGGAGGAACGACAAACTTATCCACTAGGCTTGGCTTCGGTGCTCCTTCTCCTTCCGTTGGAGTATCGCCCCCCTCCTTTTGCTCATTGCTGATGCCTGCCATGCCGAGAATCCATTGTGGGATTGCCCAGTCCGTCAACGGCTGGTCTCCGAACTGGTTTGCCAGTGCTTCGGTGTCCCAGTCTCCGAAGCCTGCATTATCCTTGATGATGAATTCTTTCTTCTGCGCCTCCGTGAGGTCTGATGCCTTGACGATGGTTGCAGTTGGCTGCTCCTTCCACTGGCTCCAGTAGTTGGCGATTGCCAGCTTCTCAGCATCGGTCAGTCGCTGGTCTGTGTCGAGAACGTCCATGATGGCTTCGGGTGTCATGCTCACGATGTGGCAGAGTGCCCTCGTTCTCATATTGCCACCCAGTGCCTTGTATGTCTCGTCTACGACTATCGGGCGAAGCTGGAGCATCTTAGGAAATACAAGAATGCTTTTTACCAGCTTTTGGAAATTCGCCTCAGTTATTGTTCTCGGGTTCGCTTCGTTCTCGCTGACCCTCGATAGTGCGATTTCTTCTGTTTTCATTTTCTTCTGTTTTAAGTTCGAAAAACTGCTTATCTGATAAACATTGGCGCAAAGATACGACTTTTTTGCTTTAGTTGTTTGTTCTTTGCACACTTTTAACTTTTTCCAACACTTCGTTTTTATTTTATCCATCAAAGGATCTGATGGTTTTCTGCAGGGTTGTCTGCGGTTTCTTCGGCTTCACTCTGACCGGGTATCCTGCACAGACCCACGCGAGGAGAAGTGCGTCTCTCTGGTCTTGGTTCATTCTCGGCATTTTCTCTCCTGCGCTTACAAAATAAGCAATTTCGTCTTGCGTGATTTTTCCGTCTTTACCCTTCCAGCACTTCTTTAGTGGCTTGATGATTTCGCAGGGTATATTGTAGTGTTTGCAGCACTCGACAATCAAGATTCCGGTCTGATGGTTCATTCCGGTAGAGCGTCCGATGGCTGCTGCCTTGACTGCTGTCATGAACCGATTAAGCACATGCCAGTTGCTTTTGTTGAGCCAGCCGCCTTCAATAACGACCTTAATCTTTTTGCAACTCTCGTTCATTGCTCTGAGGTAATCTATCAAAGCTGGGAAGTTCATTTTATAGGCGAGAAACTTCTTGTCGTCAAATACTGCTCCGACACCGCTTTCCTGGTTGTCGGGGTCGATGCCGATTATAACTGTTCCTTTTTCCATTTTTTCTTTAAAGTACTTATTTTGTTTAAATTTCACGCATAAGCGTTTATTTTGTTTTGCTGGTGTAGTTTATTACTCAACACCCTTTACGTGCGCATATACGTGCGCACATGCGTTATTATCCCTATCTTTCCCCTACCCCTTTCTTTCCCTTCTTTTCGGTTGCGATAGAGAAAGCTGGCAGGGATTCCGGAAGTTGTGCCTGCGCTTGCAAAATAAATGAATAACAAAATGTATATGTTGCAGGGTTCTTCCTTCTTCCACCGCCAGCCGAATGAATAAAAGCATAATTTCTAACGATTTCTTCTTCTTACTTCTTCATGTACCACCTCGCTTTCTTTGTTTGTTGTCAGACTTCGGGAGATGCGTTTCCGGCTCTCATATCTTAATTTCAAGATGTTATAAGTTTATTTGTTTTGATAGGGAGCCATCCCCTTCTGTCCTCGCTGGTTAAAAACTCTATTATTGAACTCACGACCGATTATTCTTTTTGTTTTCGAGCAGCCATGCCAGATGCGCTGCCTGCTGCGGATTCTTGAACATGGAAAGAGCCTTCTGTACGTCCGGCTTCTTCCTCTCACGCATTGCTCTGTCGGCTACCCGGTTCTTTGTACCGTAGTTCCGGTAGTGCTTACTCCAGTACTCTTTCTGATACGCCCGGTACTTTTCCCGGTTTCTCTTTCGCCACTCCTTCGTGGCTCTGAGGATCTGTTCCCGGTGTTCCTGGTAGTACGCTCTGTTCTTCTCCCTTGTTGCGAAATCGCTCATTGCATTCAAGTATTACCTGATGTTCTACATATTGCTTGCGTGCCGGGCAATATATGCCATTTATGCAGTTTCGCCCGGCATCGCAAGCCTTGCATAATTCACTCGCCATACGTCCACTAGAAAGGAAGGTTCTCGATGTCGTAGTCAGTGAAGGCGATGTTCTCGTGTCCCTCGAATTGGATGCAGCTGGTGAAGTCTCCCACTTTTCCTTTTTCGATAAGCAAGACTTTATATCTGTAAATTGCTTCCTCTCCACGGTCACGAACGAAGAAGGCTGGCTGCCACTTGAATCTCTTTCCGTTCCTTACCAGCACCTTGTCGAAGGTCTTGAAGGCTGGCTGCTCCCTCTCTTCCTTCTCTCTCTTCCAGAGGGTACGAGCTTTTTGAAACATGAGAAGTTCGCCATCTGTCGCTTCTCGAAGTTCCTTGTTAACGCTGATACGCAGGTCGAATGTCTGGTCGGTCACGAACTTTTGGTTCTCGATTTCGTACTGGTCGCCAAATGTCAGCGTGTCCTCGCTTTCGTTCTTATCAATGAGCTTGCCGATGATAGTCAACTCTCCGTCCTCATCGTCCTCGTTGAAAACGTAGAGTTTGCCAATTTCAAACGCTGGCTTCAAGCTCACAATCTGTTTCTTCTCACTATCCCAGCGTTTGCCTTCCTTTGCGAGAGCATCAAAGAGTTGCTGCTTCTCTTCTTCCGTGGCAAGGCGAATAGTACTTAGATTCTCTTTAAAGAAATTTTTTTTATATCCAATATTCAAAGCTTTAGTAGAGTTTAAATTTAAAGCAATGAACGAGTAATAACCTTCTGATAAATTTGTTTTACCTGATACTATAAATACATCTTGTGTATTACCAAAATCAGCAAAAGCTATATCCCCATCCTTGAACTCTGGCTGAGTCTTCTCAATCTCCAAAGTTTCACGATTCAGCTTTCCGCCCAAACGCTCTTCAACGAATCGGATATATCCAGTTGGGTCATATTTCTTGACCCAATCGACTGTTCGGAAATTCGCAGAAAGGTTTGGGTTAAGTACTTCTTTCTCCTTGACGAATCTTCCGAAAAAGCGTGTCTTCGTCTCATCCTCGTATTTCTCGAATGTGCAGGTTCCTTGTAATTTCTTGTCGCCTACATACTCCAGCACGTCTCCCTTCTTGAAGAACTTGCTCCAGTCTCTCATTTGTTTCGAAGGGAAGAGCAGAATTTCTCCTTCTTTATAAATTTTTCCGTTCTTGTCGAAAAAGTGTTCTCTTCCAGCTCCGTCCTCAGTCCAGATTGCTTTCGCACTGTCCTTGTCGTTTGCCATTCCACTATGCCAAACATTTCCACATTTTGGCGTGTACAACTCTGTACCGTACTCTTCGTCTTTGAGTATCTCGTAAATATCAATATCTTTCTGTTCCATTGTCTGAATGTTTTTTTATTGTTTATAACTTAACGTCTCCGAGTTTAAAATAAAGTTCCAGCAGTTCCTTGGTATTGAGCCAGAAATCGGTGTTGCCGATGTATACGTGATGTCGGTGTTCGTCCGTGATGATTTCTATCTTTTTCATATTTTTCGTTATTTAAAAAGTTCCTGCTGTGGATGAATGATGTCTGCTCGCTTCTTCTTTGCTGCCCAGAGAAGGAGGTTGGTGTTCTTGGTTCCAGCATTCTTCTCGAGGTCTCTGATGATGAAGGTCAGAGCATCGTGCTCCGCTTCTTTCTCATTACCGTAGAAAATACTGAGAGTGTCATATCTACTCGGGTAGCCTGCCGGGCTGTCGTACCAGTGCTTTCCCTTCTGAATGCTGTAGCCCCATATCCAGCCGAACTGGGTGTTGGCGGTCATTACCTTCCATCCCCAGTTGTCTGCTCCCTCTACGGAATACCCGATTACGTGCGGATTGATGCACACATCCATGATGTTGTACTGGAAGCCTTCATGCTCTGCAACCGGCTTCTTGATGTCGTAGCTATTATCGGTCAGCCACTTGAACCAATCGTTCGAAGTCTTGAATACGAGCCCTGCGGCTCTGCATTCGTGAAAAAATAATTCATTCATGGCTTTCAATCTCTATAAAGTGACACTCGGCACAAAATGCGCAAGCACAATACTCGCCCAGTTCCTCTTTATCAAGGGCACACACATCGCAGCCACTTTCGTCACGAGTATCTTCCTCAACTCTGAGAACCTTGCCTTCTACATTCAGAAGCGTACCATCCTCGAAATACTTGCCCATTTCGTCCGGTTCATTAATTACAATTATCTCTTTTGCCATAATTTTTTTGTTTAAAGTGTTTAAAATCTGTTTGCTTATAATTTACCGCCCGAAGCGTGAAAACGTCCCAGAGCGGCTATTTTTGCCCTCATTCGTTATTTTTCGGGCTTCCAGTCGATGCCCAGCCGCTGCAGAACTCCACGTTCGTAGTATCTTGTCAGCGAATCCTTTGCAGGCTTGTTGTTTGGGTTCTTCTTCAAGTCTTCGAGGTTCTGCTGGATTACCCACCGGAACTTGCTGTCTTGGCTCTGCTGGCTCGATGGCTGCTGGTGCTTGGCTTGCTCGTAGAGTTCCCCAATGCTCGGTCTTGCCGTTGCCGCAGGATCCTGCGCCTTGGCTGCTGCCGATTGCGGTTGCTGGCTTGTGGCTGGCTTGGTGTTGTCGTAGTTGCCTTCCAGCACCTTCGGAAAATACTTCCTTGTCATTACCCAGTCGTATGATGCCCAGGAATGCCCTGCGTTCAGATAGTCGCTAGCCATAGCCTTGTCGATGGCCAGGTAAATCTTGGAAATATCTCCCTTGCAGTCTTTGAGCCTTCCTCTGATTGCTTCCTTGCGGTTATCCGTCATAAGCGTAAGCCTTCGCATTGCGCTGTTGGTCTTGTCGTGCTGCTCGTTCCAGTAGTCCTTGATGGCTGCGTAGTCGATTTCGCCTTTCTTGGATTTCTTTTTCTCAGAACTTTTTTGCGGTTCTTCTGCAGCGCAAACGTTTTTCTCGGAAAAACTTTGCATAGAAGCTTCTTTAGAAGGTTCTAATATATTTGTTTCTTTAGAAACATCATTATCATTATCATACTCATTATCATTATCATTATCATTATCATTATCATAAGGTGAACGTTCGTGCACGTTCGTGTTATTTTCGCACGTTCGTGCACGTTCGTGTACGTTCGTGTTCCCTGCTTTTTCTCTTGCCTCTCGCTTTTTTCTTTCTCTTTCAAGTGCAATCTGTCTGTTTTTCTCACACTTGGCTTGATACTTGTCTTGATTGCGCTCGATATTGTCTTTGATAAAAGCAAAAGCCATACGCACGACTGGTTCGAGACTTATAGTCTTCCCATCCCTTGCGTAGAGAAATATCGCTCTCGTCAGTTGCCCGAGTTGTTCATCGGTCAGCCCCTCGATAAGAGCGTAGTATGATGTGTATAAGATGAATGAATCGTTCATGATGTTTTATTCTGATAATGATAGTTTCTTTTCCAGCTTCCGTTTTAACACTGTAGCCATCCGGATTTTGTTCCGCTGGCTTGTGTCGGTCGGTGCTGTCACTTTCCCACCTAGGGAAATATAATTTCCCAACTGGAGAATTATATTCCTTAGGTCGGTTTTTGATATAGGAACAGCCATAAGCCCTGCCTTTACTTAATGAGCAATCTCCGTGCTCCCTGCACCTGCTTGATGTAGGCAGCGCATTCCTCGGGATGGTCTGTCTGAAAAGCCTTGGCATCGAACTTCTCGCTTGCCTTCGGTGCTTTCCACGTTGCCAGCGTCTTGCCGTTTCCGTCCACGATGCTTTCAGCGTCACCAAAGAACAGCTTCAAGTTGTCCTCGATTTCCTTCTGTCGGTTCTCGAGTGTCTTGCTCTTCTCCTTGATTTCCTTCAACTCGATGAGCATGTCCCCGATTTCGGCTGTGGCTTCAATCTCCTTTCCTGCCTTGTGTAGAGGAGACTTTAGGAGAACGTCTTGTGCGCTGTAGGCTGGCGGCTCTTGGTTGCCCACGATGTAGTCAAGCCAAAATTTGGTTATCTCGTCCCTCATCCATCCGAAAAATTCGGGGTCGAAGTCAATGTCACGGTAGCCGAACTCCCTACCTGCAGTCAGCCAGGCAAGTGCTCCATCCTTGTATTCGCCCACTCCGAGGTTCATCTGTAGCTGGCAGAACCAATGCTTCGGAAGGTCGTCTGCATCTATCTGCATCTGCGTTGTCTTGCACTCTAGGATGCTCTTGCTCGCTTCGTTGCGTGTTGCCCCGGTTCTCCAGAAGGTGCGGTCTGGACTTACTCTCAGATACGGAGTATCGGTGTTTGTGATGGTGTAGTCGTCCGTGCTCGCCTTGATGATGTGGCAGTGGCTCTCCCGCTTAAAGAACTGCGCCACGGCATCCTCCAGCAGATGTCCTGCAACCATCGCAAAGTTCTCAACCTTTGGTGGGTCGATACCCTTCTTGCGTCTCCACAGCTGGTATGGTGTTTCCCATGGGTTCAGTCCCAGTACTGTGCCTGCCTCAGATGCTCCTATTCCCTTTGAGCGGTTCTGCAACCACTCCTCTCTGCTTTTGTATTTTATTATCTGTTTCATTGTCTGAATGTCTTATTTATCAAAAAAGAATTTTCTAGCTGCTGTAATAACGATCGTGCGAAGGAATTTATCCCTTTGCATTGCTTGAGCAATTCCATCTGCGAGGTAAGCGGTTTTACCGTGGTAAGCAATATGAAAATCGAATCCTTGGTTTCCGTCTTCATCTGAATCTCCAGTCGGCTCTATTGCAACAAGCAGATAGTTTCTTTCTTCCTCGTCTTCCTCTGCCCATGCGTTGAAACCATCTGCGGTTCTTCTAAAGTACTTGTCGATGGTGCTCTTGTGTTCTGATTGTTTTTCTTTTTCTGCCATAATTTTTTACTGAATGTTTAATAGTTGCCGCAGGCTCCCTATAATCTGGTCAGGTTCCCACCCTGAAGGTTGCCCTGCGGCTAATTGGGAAACGCTATAACATTATAAACTAAACTACTTTTTCGCTGCTGTGCCAGTCTTGCCTTGGCTGCGGTTCATCGCCTTCTGCGCCTTGTTCTTGGCATCATCGGCTGCTGCCTGCGCCTGCTGTGCGATAGCTTCCTGCTGCTTTGGCTTCTTGAAGGTCTCCTCTACGGTGGTCGTTCCTTCCTTGATTGCGTTGTACACACCAGCCAGCTTCTGAATATCCTCTGCCGTGACTTCCTCGGCTGATTTCTTGCCGATGTAGTCAAGCAGCATAAGGTCTGTCACCTGGTATACCTGGAAGCAGGCTACACAGCTCTTCCACTGGCTCGGCACGCCAGCCTTCTTGATGTGCTCGAGTGCTTTTTCCTGCACTTCCTTCACCACGTTTGCAATCAATACCTGCGGCACGACCTTGCAGATTGCATTACGCTGGGCGATCGCCACAGCTGCATTGCCAACCACCACCTGCATATCCTGCGAGTAGGTGTAGCCCTTCGAGGTCAGAATGCTTCGCTTTACTTCGGTAGAGTATGCAACGTTGCTCTCTAGGTCATGGCATACGCCTTGTGCCGTGATGGTCTTGCCATCGTTTGCGATGATGCGACCAGCGATGCGCAGGTTCTGCCAGCAGGCAGAAATGATTTCCGTAAACCTGACGCTAGGACCCTCGATTACTGTTGTCTTTCCGTTCTTGTCCGTGCGCTCCAGATGATAGAAGCAGTTGTAGGCTACATCATCGTCCATGGCTGCTAATGCTACCATGTTCTTCTTGCATTGCATGATGTCTCTCGGGAACTTGTGCGCTGTTGCAATCTGTCCGTCAATCTCCGAGCGGTTGATAGCTTCCAGCATTTCGCCACCGCTTACATTGATAATTTCATTTTCCATAATTCGTTCTTTTTATTGTTCAACTTATTGTTCATTAACTCTAGTGGAAGGCTGGGGATTCGAACCCCAGTTGACTGCCAAAACTTACCCCCCCTTGCCAGCTGCCGAGGGATGCCCTTCCGTTGCAGGGCGCACGCTGTCGTTTCCGCATATTACATGGTAAAAACAACTAATTTTAGATAACCTTTGAAAAATGAGTTTTGCGTGCGCCCTTTGCCCTGCCGCTGCAGGGAGCCATATAATAATTGCTTAACATCGTAGTCAAACCAGTTGAGTCATAAGGCTGTCGAGCCTGCTTTCCTCGAAGGAGTCCATCGGGTCTTGGTCTGCGTATTGGCTGTTCTCCTCCAGCCAGTCGTCCATCACGTCCTGATAGTTGACGCAGCCCTCGATAGCTTCCTCTAGCCGCTCGCTGTCGTTGTTGTTATTCTTGTGCGAAACGACCGCTGTGTTCCCGGTTCTGTCGCACCATACTGAAATGTCGCCTGCCTTGGTCTTGATGTCTACCCTTGCAACCGCTGGTCGCTGTGGATCACGGTCTAACTCCATCCAGATGGCATCGTACATTGCCTCTTCGCATTGTTTGATAATTCTTGGTTCCATAATGCTAAATTCTTCTTTCAATCACGACATTCCATTTGTCTTCCGGGAAAATCTTACGGATTGTTTCGATACATTTATTAAGTTCTTTGAGTGAGCAAAACGCATCCACCATGTCACCTTCTTCGTACCATTCCCATCTTTTAGTGTCTGCCGCTTCCTCTTTTGAAAGAGGTCTGACTATGCTCGCTTTGAATCCCTGGTACTCGTTAGGAATCTTTATGCCACCAAGGTATCCTCCTGCAATTTTATTTCCGCTTCTGTTTACCACGGGAATACTAATAGAGCAATAGTAATGCTCTGCTCCACCACAATAACCTATATAAGAAGTTATGCAAAACTTCACATCACGCTTTCCTTTCGTATAATCACCTATTGTGGTATATTTCTCACCATCAAGATCAAGGCAGAAGGTGAAGCCTTCTCCAATCGTGCTAGGAATAGGTGCTTCCATTTCTGTAATATCGGCTCCACGTTCCACTTGTATCATTTCTTTCCAGCTCATATTGATTGATGTTTTACTCATAATGCAATCCTCCAGACTTTTTTAATCTCGCTGCCCTCGAAGACCTTGCGGTTGTCGATTCTGCGGAACTTGACCTTAATCTTACCAGCCTGCAACCATCTGCGCAGGGTGTTGCGATGGATGCCCAGTACCTTGCAGGTCTCTGTCATGGTGTATCTGCCTGCATCCGCTACCTTTGGTTCTACGTTCGTCATAACTAAGCCCTCCAAAAGATTAAAGTTACTAACATGGTGGCAATTACCAGGGATAATACTTCGTCACTTGTGATAATCTCGATAAACTTCTTCATACGCTCTGAATGTTTTAAATGGTTCCACTTGATTACTTGTGCACGGCTGCACGTCTCTTCTTTGGTGTTATCAATCCAGCCTTGATGAGGATAACACGCACGTTTTGCTGGGTGCAACCAACACGCTGTGATACTGCGAGCATAATTCTGCTGTCTGAGGTCTCTGCAGGTGCTTTTGCTCGGAAATCTGCAAACATCGCTATGATGTTCTTCTTTCTTTCGTCCTGCTGCTTCTGCAACGGTGTTCGAAAATCATAATTAAAATTTTCTCCCATTTTATTTGTATTTTAAATTATTTTCTTTATCTTTGCAAATGAGTTTTTAAACTCGTTTCTGAAATCGTTTGCAAAAATAAAACAAATATTTTAGATTACAAAACATTTGATAGTAGTTTTAATATTAATTTAATTTTATTTAATTTTGTTTTAATATGAACGGAGAAGAACTAAAACAATATATAAAACGCTCGGGAATGTCCGTTGCCGCTGTTGCTGATGAGTTAGGAACTAGCCCTCAGAACTTGAATGCGAAGTTTAATCGCAAGTCTATAAAGATAGATTTCTTTCAAAAGATAAAGGAAATCATCGATAGATGTGCCCCTCCACTCCCTGCTGAGATGGAAGCGGCTGTTATCGGTTCAAACGTCAATGGCTCGAACAGTTCCAATGTCTCCCAGTCAATAGGTAGTGATGCTGCCTTGGCTGCTGAGAATAAACTGCTGCGAGAACAGAATGAGTTCCTGCAAAGTCAGGTAAAAACGCTGCTTGCCATTGTCGGGCAGAAATAATTTTGTAACTTTGCAAAATGAAAAAGTATGGTTAGTAAGTTAATTAAAGAGCACGACCGCAGGACGCTGCTTGCAACGTATCTGTACGGTGTCTCCAATCTGTTTATAAGCGGAACGGGCATTGGTGGGTTCTCACCATTGATTACTGGCGATGAGATAGGATTGTATAATATCCTTTTTATTGCCTTCGGTGTCATAGCGTCATTCGCCTTCGCTTATTTCGCTAATAATGTAATGAAGTATAATAATTCAAATGTTTAGATTATGGAACTAGCAACTTTATTTATGTTCATAGGTGCGGTTATCGGCACAGGTCTCGTGATTTGGTCTAAGACGAAATCGGGCGAGAAGTGGTTGCGTGAACTTTAGTTCTCGCTCAAGGTACAATATCAACTAAAATTCTAAGTAACGATGAAAGATGAGGATTTCATAGAGCGGAAGGAGAAGGTTCTTCTTGCCGCCCTCGGGAAAAGCTGGCTATGGAAAGCCAGCAGGTTGATAATAGGTATCATCCCTCCAGTGGGTGCGCTTGTAATGCTGGTTCACTGCACTCTGCTCTCGTTCGGCATTCGGGCAAAACTCACAGAGTGGATATTCGACTGCTCACTGTTCGGGTTCATTGCCTGGATCATCGTCAGCCTTGCCTATGGCTTCTGCTGGGTGCATCGAGCGTTCGCTACATACGGAGTGCTGATTTCATTCTGCATCGACTTCCAGCGTTCTTTCGGGTTCGGTGTTTTTCGCCAGCCGCTGCAGCTGCTGATGGTCGCCCTAGGGCTGCTGCTCTTCTTCGTCTTCATCAAGAAAAAGGCTTGGAATGAGTTCTACGAAAGAAATATTAATCATTTAAACGAAAAGTAATATGAAAAAGATTATAATGTTATTCGTGCTTGCGCTTGCGTGCGTGGGTGTGCGTTCGCAAACACTTTTATCTAGGAGTTATGATGTTTCTCCAGTTATTAGCTACACCGTTTTTGAGCCGCAAAAAGACACGGTGTATTACTGGCAGATAAACAATGTTAATTCAGCTAAGATGATTGAATCTTTCTATCTTAGGTTTCGTGGAAGAAACGAACTGCAAAGAACGCTCAAATTTCTTGTCTCACTTGAAGGTGAAGAAAAGGGTAGGACTTACAGGCTTGACGACACGATTGACGGAAACGAGGTAACAACTGGAAAGGTAGAAGGTTTCCTCTTTATCCCATCCACAGAAGGTGTTACCATCGAAAACAAAAAAGGGTTTCTTCCATCCTCATCATTCTATACCTACAAAAGTCTAGCTGATGTTGCCAAAGGTGGCTTTGATGAAATTAAAAGAAAGAAACAACCTCGGCAATTCTTGTTTGAATGAAGTATCTTAGTGTTCTTCTCTCCTACGAGAAATACCTGCCAGTGCTCACCCCTTCCGAGGTGGATGGGCTGCTGGCTTCTCGTCCCTCGCTGGCTCAGTTGCAGGACTGGTCGCAAAGATTGAATAACCATCGGGCAAAGCTGGATAGCGTTTTCAGTCGTGCCTACAAAAAGATAAAATGAATATGGAAGATAAAAATCTGATGTCCGCTGATATAGATATTGTCGTGCGCTTCTTCTCTGCCCTCGACCGTCTGAAGGCTGATGGCTGCATAGGCGGTCTTAAAACGATAACCGACCGGTACGGTCTTAATCGCTGGAACATAATGTCCCTGCGTGACAACCCTGCCGAGTATTACGGTCGTTTCCGTCCGTCTTGGGTTCAGTTCCTGGTACGTGATTACCACATCAATCCTTACTGGCTGCTCCTTGGCTCTGGTGAGTTCTATGCGACTGGCTTCACGTCTGAAATCGTGAAAAACCTGAATAAAAACTGCACAAGGGAAAAGCAGTCTGCATAAGTTTTTAGTTTTCAATTATTTAGAACATACGTT